TAAGTGGGACGCAGACATCCGCAGGCAGGCAGAAGATCCAGACCAACGCGCTGGCCTCCGCAGCCTCAGGAATCTGAGAACTGAAATCGATACTGGCTACAAGAGAGAATACGAGCTGGGGCAAGCCGCAAAAGAGCGCGGTCGTTCTAGCGAGTAATCCGCAACTTGGGGCTGGGTCGGCCCCTCTCAACAAACCCTAACTTCTAGGGAGACCATGATGGCGAATTTTACCCAACCCCGTGGCTTCGTTCCCGCTCGCTATATGAATGGCGCAGCGTGGAGCGGAGGCGGGAACATGTATTACATCCCTGCTTCTGATACTAACCAGTATAATCCTGGCGATGTCGTGCTGACGGCCGCAGTTGGTGCTGATGCCAACGGTATTCCGGCAGTCACGAAGAACACCACAGGTACGGGCGTGGTTCGTGGCGTGGTGATCGGTTGCCTCACAGCAAACCCGAACAACCCTTCGCTGGTCGGCACGAACATCGACCTGACGATCCAGAACATCCCGGCTACGAAAACCAAAGCATACTACGTGCTGGTGGTGGACGATCCGAAGGTGGTTTTCCAGATCCAGGATGACGGCATCACCACGGCCAACCTGGTCGCGGCAAGTGTGGGCCTCAATGCATCCTTCACTGTGACCAACCCAACGGCCCCTTCGCAGAACTCCGCAACGGTTCTCCTGTCGAGTTCCTTCGCAACCACCGCTGCGCTAACCGTCAAGCTCTTCGGCCTCTCCCAGATTCCGAATAACGCGTTCGGCGCTAATGCGACCTGGGATGTGATCTTCAACCAACACGAATTCCAAGGCAACACTGCCGGCGTTTAATTCGTAATCGCTAATTAAGGAGAATTACCATGCCAGGTATTGTCAATACAGGCTCCTACCCCAAGGGACTATGGGAAGGGGTAAAAAGCTGGTGGGATTCGGCAGCTCCGGGTGCCCCGGAGTTTGCCCCCATGATGTTCCGCAAGTACGAATCGGATAAGAACTACGAAGAGTACGTGCAGAGCGTTGGCCTGGGCCTTGCGGTGTTCAAGCCGGAAAGCCAGCCAATCAGCTACGACACGATGCAACAGGGTTTCATCACCCGTGGCACGAACGTAGCGTACGGTCTGGGGATCATTGTCACTCACGAAGAGTTGAAGGATAACCTCTACGTGAAGCTGACCCAGGGCCGTGTTGAGCGCCTTCGTCGGGCCTTCCGTGAAACGAAAAACATCAATGCCACGAATGTGTTCAATCGGGCCTTCAACTCCGCATATCTTGGCGGTGATGGGGTTTCCCTGCTGAACACGGCCCATCCGAACTTCTCGGCAGGCACCTGGCAGAATAAGATGGCTATCGATGCGGCGCTTTCGCAAGCAGCTGTTGAAGACATGCTGATCTTGATGATGCAGTCGAAAGACGATCGCGGGTATATCGAGCCGTTGTCTGGGGACAAGCTGATTGTCCATCCGAACAACATCATGAATGCTGATCGGATTTTGAAAACCGCCAAGGCTGTCGGAAACAACAACAACGATATCAACCCGATCAATACCGAAGGGTATTTGTCCGGCGGTCGTGTCAGCAATCCGTACCTGACGGCAGCCGATCCGTGGTTCATCACCACCGGCATTCAAGATGGCATGATCTGGCAAGAGCGTGAGCCGTTGGAGATCTGGGAAGACAATGACGCAGATACCCGGAACTACAAAGTAGGTGCCTACGAACGTTATACCTTCCTGTGGGCTAATCCGCGTGGTCTGTTCGGCAGCAACGCAGCCTAATTTTCCCCCGTGATTACTAATTTGTAATCCCGGTAGGAAACTACCCCTCAGGGGAGCTATTGAAGTTAGCCCTAGGCTACACTCTCGACAGCTCCCCTTCCTTATTTGGAGAACAGCATGCCTGCAAAACTCTCACGCACGACTAGAATGCCCTACGGCTTCACCAATGCCGCCTATCGTCAGACCATGGGTAATTCGGGAGTCCCCGATCCGACCTGGGCCCGCGTTATCGCTCTCGAATACATCAACAATGGCGATCTGACCGCTCTCACGGCGGGAGGTTCTGCTGTAATGGCTACCGCAACCGGTGTTGGTGGTTCCGCTACCCTCACGACCGGCGCGGCGGCTAATACTCTCGGAGCCTATGCCACTACCCAAGCCGTTTTCCAAGTCCCCACAGTCGCCAACAACCTCGGACGGATGTTCTTCAAGTGGCAAGGGTCGATCGACTCTCTCTTGGGGACTTTGCAAGTGGGCTTCGTCGCTTCGGCAGCCTCCAGCCCCCAAGGTGTCTACATCCAGTCGACCGTAACGACCGGCGCTCTGTCTCTGATTGTCAAGAATGGTTCTGGCACCACCACAGTCCCGTTCCCAGCAAACCTAGCTCTCGTTGCTGGAACTTCCGTCGAACTCGGAATTGAAATCGACACCCTCGGTAATGTCTTCGGTTATTACAATCCGACAACTGGGGCGGAACCCATCACCGGCACTGTCCCTTCCACCCCCATCGGCACGGTAGCTAATGGCCCGGTTGTCGCAGCTTACAACCAGCTCAATGGCGCCCTCACCGGGCTTTTCCTGCCGACAGCAGCTCTTTACACATCTCAAGGGGCAATCCCGACCACTGCCGTGGCCCGCGTCTTGACTGTCAACTTCTTCGTGGCCGTCCAAGAAGTCACCCCCAACTAATTAAGAGGCCGTCATGGCAAATTCAGTAACCATCCAAACGATCATCGACGGCCCTCGTAATGCAGTGGTAAAGATTACTGGAGTTCTCGATACGTCAGATGTAGCTCCGGTGCAGGTGGCAATTCCTGCAAACATGATGCATATTTTCCAGTCTCTACCTTTCCCTTTGCTGAAGATCGAGCATATTGACTACTCGATTGGGGCAAATCTGGAGATTATTCTTTCCTGGGGGCTTGCTGCAGGGGCCGGTCCGGGGGCCGCTATTCTCCCGATTGCCGGTCGTGGTCGGATGTCTTTTTATGACTTCGGGGGGCTGACCAACAACCAATCCCCGACCGATGGCAGTATCTGGCTGCAAACCACAGGCTGGGCAGCGACTCCCGATGCTGTTAATGTCTTCAGTGTGGTGCTGGAGCTTATCAAAACTGGTGGGATTGGGGTAGGAGTTAAATGATGACGAAAACTAAGCCAAAGCACAAACCTGCTCACCAAAAGCCTTCAGCACATCAGGTCAAAGGTGGGGTAGCCGCTATGAGCCGTGCTATGCACGCTCGCGTGGCTTCGGCAGGTGTCAAAACGAATCGGAAGTATAAAAAAGATTAAGGAATTGCGATGCCAACCTACAGCGGAACCTATAACTTTGCACTCACCGCTCAACAGTTGGTGACGGCAGCCTTGAACAAAACGGGAGCTTTTGACGAGTATGAAACCATACCGGCACAGGATCTTGCGAATGTCCTGCAGGCTCTTGAGATAATGGTTAAGGAGATGGCCCTGGATGGGATGCCCCTCTGGTGTCTGCAGGATATTGCCTTTCCTACGGTTGTCGGGCAGGCGACTTACAACCTGTCAACTATTACGGGCAGCACTCTCCCACTGCGGATTCTCGATCAGTATATCGTTGACCAGTCCGGAAATAGCGTCACCCTCGTCATGACCTCCCGGTATGATTGGAATACCCTTGGACAGAAATTTGCTCCTGGAATCCCTAATCAAGTGTGGTACAACCCCCAATTAGGGGCGGGGATTCTCACTCTTTATGATGTCCCCTCAGATAACACCCACACTATTCACGTAGTAACACAACTGCAAATGCAGGACGTGGGGGCGCTCACGAACAATCTCGCCTTTCCTCAGGAAGCCTACCGTATGCTGCTCTGGTGTCTTACTGATGAAATCTCCCTTGACTACAGCATGCCTCCTAACGAACGCCTAGAAGTCAACCAGAAAGCTACCGGATTTAAGGAAAAATTCTGGAATGCTGAGTTTGGGCAAGAACAAGCCAGTGTCTTCCTGACCCCCTCCGAGCGGAGTCGATAATGCGGACAGAAAACGATCTGCAAGACCTCCCCGTAACCTGGGCACATCCCATAGGTACACGTGACGGAACTCTAACCACTGACGCAAAAATGGTTAATTGTTTTACTGAAGCTACTGAAAATGGCAAAGGAACCATTATAAAGAGGCCTGGAACTGAGTACTATTCAGGAGCTTCTATCACGGGGACTGCGCAAGGCCAATTCTCCCACTTCGGAGCCAATTTCTTCATTGTTAACAATACCGCATATTCCTCATCGGCCAGTTCTGGGGCTGGAATTCCCATTCCTAGTGCTTTAATCCCCTATCAGCCTTTTGTTTCTTTAAGTTCCGAGGAAGCCGGAGCCCCGGCAACAGTAATTCAGGATCAATCAGGAAATCTGTGGACTTTTAATGGGGCTACTTTTACGAAAGTTACGGATGCCAATTACACTGGAACTGCCGTAGCACAGGGCATTGCCTATTTAGATGGTGTGTACTACGTGATACGTGTGGATGGGCAGGTGATTGGGAGCGCTATCAATGACCCGACAACCTGGCCTGCTTTGGATTTTGTACAAGCTGATGTAACTTACAATGCGGGAATGACGGTCCTTCGGCATCTCAACTACATCATTGGATTCTATGATCAAGGGACTCAGGTCTTTTGGGATGCTAACGCGGCTCCTAACGGGTCCGGGATTGCGCTCCAACCTGTTCTTAATGCCTCTTTCACCACCGGCTGTTTCAACGGAGCTACCGTAGTAGAACAGAATGACATTTCATTTTGGGTAGCGAATACGGCGAAGTATGGTCGAACGGTGCAGACTTTTCAGGGGCTGCAGATGGTCCCGATCAGCACTCCCTTCATTGAAAAGATTCTTAATCAGAATTCCGTGACAGTCCTTTCAACGATGTGGGCTTTCGGGATTCAAATCGCCGGACATATTTTCTATGTGCTGACTATCCCAGCATTGAACATCTCCCTGGCCTATGACGTAACAACTCAATTGTGGTCTACCTGGTCTTCTGTGGTTGGGGGAGTAGAACAATACTTTACAGGTCGGTTCTACCAGAAAGAAGAAGGCAGTTCTGGAGGGTTCGTAGGAGATTCGTTGCAGGATGTGTCAACGGGCCGTCAGATGCTCATGCTTCCTACCCTATACACCGATGCAACAGGGGCCTTGAATGTCACCTGCATCACCCCTCCCTACGATTGGAACACCTCCAATTACAAACGGATCAACTTCATGACG